TGACTATGTGGCCTTGCGACGTAGAACTGCCAAACGTTTATTTCCAGGGCCCTCGCGAGAGGGTCTTAAGAAGTTTGACGAATGGCGGAAAACGCTCGCTGATAGTGATGATCCACTCAAAACATCCCCTAATAGTCTCAATTGGGGTTTGGATCAAAAAGCTGCTGATCACGTTTCCTTCAGTGCAGGCGTCGCTCAACGCATTCGCCGAATGGAATATCAAGCTAATCTCGTTGAATACAAGAATGAGGCCGTCTACGGTCAGGCATTGTTCAACGCCTTCAAAAAAGGCATGGGTTTCCCTGATTCCGTTCCTTGGGATCCAAATTTATGGGAAACTAGTATTGCCATTTTCCAAGAGAGGAGGAATGAACGTTCTGCTACCCTTAAAAAAATGTCGTTAAATCGTACAGGTCCTGACTTTGAAAATGTCTTGACCGCAAAAACCCAGTGGAAATTGAAGAGTATGACCCCGAGCGCTGCAAAAGCGCTTCAGGTCATTCTTATCACTGGTGACGAATACCTTTTCAAATTCGGTCCTATCGGTGTCTATTTGTTGTTGAGATACCTTGAGTATGGTCACGAATCGAAGTTTTGGTTTGCCAAGAAAAACTTTGCTGACATGTCGCTTTGGTGTCGAGAAAATGACGGTGGTACTTCTTACGAAATAGTTGACGCCGTCGCCTTGGACTCCAGTGTGGGGGGTTCGAGTGTGCATTTGATGCAACGTGTTATGGAATTGTTCTCTGTTCCACCTGATCTCATTGAAGGTTATGTTGAAAGTAAGTTGGATTTCAAGACATCCACAATACATTTTGGCATTATGACCTTTAGTGGCGAATGGGCCACCCATCTAGGCAACACTACCTTTTTCGCAGCGCGCGAGTTTCTTAAATATGATCATAGCGTGACAGATCGTATCATGCTTTCTGGTGATGACATCTTGAAGCTTGGCTGTTCAAAGCCAGTTTCACCTCAGTGGGAGATGTACAAACCTTTTGATCGTTGTGAAGAGAAACGTGCAAAAGTTCCGCGTGGCGAGTTTTGTGGTTACCTTGTCAAAGATGGTTATATCTTCAAAGATCCCGGTTTGCTCTACCGGAGATTGCGTGGCAACATCGATCGTGGTAAATTGGTCGACGTTTATGACGCTTACTTTCTTCATTTCTTAACCTTGTATACTTTAGGTGACGTTCTATATACCCTCTTGTCAGAGGATGAAATGGAATTTGTCACCGTAATGGGTCGAATGTTTTTCAACTTGCGAAAAGTCGCTGACTCTCATCTTAAAATTGATTGGTCACAAATTCATTCCGCCGAAGCTGAAATCTCCGGCAGCTATCAAGATGCTGTCGAGATGTTTAGCGGTGTGCTGGATGCTTTGTCTGAAATGTCGCCCATGACGTTTTTAGAGCCATTATCAAGCTCGTATACCGAGCCTATGGCTGAATACCAACAAGATGACTGATACAACTGTCGACATGCTTTCTCGTCAGGCACAAGCCCCAATGGAACCTGGGGTTTCTGTCAGCACTCCTTTCAATATGCAAATTAATTGGAATGTGACTGCTGGTTCTGGCAAAACTATCGCTATAAACAAACCCGTTGAAGACTTGCTTGGTGCTTATCTTTCTGGTATGAGTCGTGTTCATATGGTGGAGATGCGTGTCAAATATGTTTTCACTGCTGAAAAGCAATGGATCAAAGTTGCTACTGCTAGTGTTAACAACTCTGCTGGGATCGATTCACTGATCGCTGCTCCTAACAACTTTAGTGTCCGCTCAAGTGTTCCCATGATTGGGATTCAACACGAGAAAATTATTTCTGTTTCTGGAAACTTTTCTCGACAAATCATACCGGCTAGTTCTGATTTACCTCGCTTCAAATTGATGCTTACCGCTCATGCTGATGTTGAGGTTTATTTGTCGATTGATTTGTATTTCGTTGGTCATATCATAAAATACGACACTTTAAACTGATTGAGGAGCAGGATTCCACTGATGTAGAGTCCTGCGTTTCCACCGAATCTGTTTCTTTGGTTAATGAAGTAATTGCTGAAAAGCTGACTTCTAAACCTTTACCTGTTCTTTCTTTACCTATCAATTTTGTTGATTCATTTAGCCTCGCTGAAAAGCGGGCTGATGAATTACTTGAAGAGATGGATGAACCTCCAGGTTGTTATGTTTGGTATAAAGGAGAGATTGGAGTTTCTCCTCATGCCGAACTAGACACACCTATCAATTTAGGTGGTTCTAACATGTTAGTTTTGAATTTTTCTAACTGTATCGGTACTCGTTTTCACATTAGCGAGTGCTTGTACAATGGTGAATCATGTTCTATTGATTCATCATTTTCTGATTTGTATTTCTTTGCTGCCATCCCATGTCATTTGGGAGGTGGTTCTTTTTCATTTCTTATCGACTGCAATGTAACATATCTTACTTGAATATCGAAAACTCTACGGAG